GAACTATAGGACTCCTATAAGGGAACTATAGTACTCCTATAAGGGACTTTAGTACTCCTATAAGGGACTTTAGTACTCCTATAAGGGACTATAGTAGACTGATACCTGATAACTTGATACATTGTCTTTAAGAGAGAGCTATTTCATGAGCTACATACACCTATATATAACCTTTTCTCCCCCCTTACTAGGAGAGTACACTAATTAAAAAACAGGCTGTTGACCTTTAAGGGTACATTAATTACCCCCAAGATTACTACTAAATATATCTGTAGGGTATTACTTAGGTATCACTTATCAGTATTTCTACTTAAGTTTGTACCCTGAAGTCTCTCTTTTAATACCTTTAGTAGTGTTTCTAGAGTCATTCTTTGTGTCTTCAGTAGTGAGTACACCACCTACATGGTTAGTTACGAATCCATAGAAAGACTCCATAGATTCCTCTAACCACTCTTCAGTAAGTTCTTGGATGCCAGTGTCTGCATCGACACCCATGAAGTCCACAAGGTACTTAACTCCGATTGCCAAAGCATCCAGACGGTCATCATGAACAAGGGCACCCCTGTCAGTAGTGATACGAGTAAGCTGATAAAAGCAAGCATATTTGTAATCTGATTCAGGGACTGTAGAGAAGTCATTCCTGATACATTCAGGGGAGACACACATCTTATGGTTAGAGATTACAGGCTCTAACGTATCGATGATTCTAAGCTCCTTCTGACCTGAGGATTTGACTTCAGTAATCCCACATTTATCATAGGTCTTCTTAAGTACAGGTTCAAATAGTTTGATGTACATGCCATCACCAAAGTTTCCTTCGATGACTACTTCATTAACACTGTACTTCTTAGCAATCTTAGCTAATTTGTTAAGTACCACATCGGAATATCCTCCCAATAGACCACCTACTTCCATAACGTAGATGAATCCATTAAGGTAATACAAGACTGCATAACCTGTCTCATCACGTCCACGCCCCGATGGATCAACACACATCATCTTATAGGCATATGGTTGAATCTCACTTGAAGCTGTATGATAATAGAAGTAAGCATCTCCCTTTAGACCCATCACGGGAGCTTCACTAACAGGAACCCTCTTAGAAGGATCTGGGAGCCACGTAAGCTTCATCGGAGCCTCGTCTAAGGGGAACATACCTACAAGCAAGTCACGAAGCCTCAGAGGGTATTTATCAGCGTCTGAGAGGGTCGTATCAAGCATGAACTGTAAAGCAAAGCCTACCTTTCTATAGGAAAGCTCACGCTTCTGTAAGTCCTCCTCAGAGAATCTCATGGGGTCAGTAGGTTTACCTGCCCATCTCTTAGGATTCTCATCATACTTGTTAGCAATGATATTAGCCAGTCTATCGCCATAGGAGGCTCTGTGAGCGTCATCATAGGGGTATCTGGCAGGATAGATCACAGCAGTGTACCCACGCTCCTGTAGCTCATTATAGAGGCTCATCTCATTCTGAGGAGTCCCTAGGTAAATGATCTTCTTACCTTCACCGGGCTTCAAGACAGCATCGAATTCTTTGACGAGCTCGAATAGCTGATCCCTAAGTACCTGAGTGAAGGAGTTAGATGGAACTTCCACCTTTATGTTAAGGTAAGGTCGTTAGTCTTACCCCATCGTCTTTTCAAAGAATCTACTACATTTTCAGTAGTAGAAACAAACTTACAGTGATCCCTAGAGTAGAGTCCACAGTTACCATTCTTAATGTTCTTATCAAGGTACATGCTAGAGTCCTTTTCCCAAGCTTCATAACCTTCAACCTCATGAATCGTATTCAAGAAGGTAGTAAAGTTATGCCACCTAGGGTCTACCTTACATCCTACATAGCTAGTCTTGTAGTTACCATAAGCTCTCTTAAGCATATTAGCCCATAGGTCATAGATTCTACGGATAATGCTATTAGAGCCTCTAGCAGGGATTCTAATAGTAGATCCAAGGAATCCTACACCATAAACTGTAGGTTCCATAAAATCCTCAAACTTACCTGCCTTAATGTTGCAGGTCTGAACATCGATGACTGTTCCAGTCTTGACAAACTGAATGACAGCTCTAGGATGTTTGACTTTACCATTAGGAAGCTTCTGCTTCTTAGTTCTAGACAGGATCTTAATAAGACCTTTAGGAGTTTCGTAAGTTTTGTTAATTTCGTACATAGTTATGTTCCTTATAATTGACGATGCTTCATATCTCTATGAAGACCAGACTATATCTTATGCTCGCTTAGAGCATCCCCATTTTTCGAGTCACTTGACCCTACATAATAGTCGTTACACCTGCTATAAAGCTCGGCTCGGTATTGTCTTTCCTAGTTAGGACTGAGTTTCACCGAATTTAAGGGGTTTAAAGACGACATGGTTAAAGTTTATCGTCTGCTACGATGATGTCAGCACGAGAGCCCGTAAGCTGACCCTTAATACCCACAGACTTCACCGAAGGAGAATGGTCAGGTTTGGCAGGGCCGACATCAAAGAGGTTCTGAGTATCTCTCTGACCTTCACGAGCCTTCAAGTGATCCAAGAAAGGGAGTTCATTAATGATCTTCTTAATAAAGGTAGCATTAGCATCAGCTCTTTCTTTGTTAGCTGAGACAACCATAATCTTAGTCTGAGGGTCTCTCCAAAGACACCAAACCACATATGCACAAGTAATGAATGACTTAGCTACCCCTCGGAAACCCATAAGGATCATACGATCATTAGGGGGATCTTGGAGTAGCTTAGCAATGTCTGCCTGAATAGGGGTTGGCTGTGGGAGACCAATAGCTTTCCACACAAGAGCTGTAAAGAGAGGGAAGCTAGTGAAATAGGGGACTAGTAATTTATCAGTTGATGCTTGAGCCATAGTCCTCCTCAAATCTCTGCTTAGTAGCCTTCAGGAGCTTACTGAGAGCGTTCTCATCACCCTCACCTGCCTTAGGGATGCAGTTAATGCCATTACGTTCAAGTTCCTTAATAATAGCATTGTAGAGCTGTGGGGATCTCTTCTCAGGGTTGTTAAGGTCTTCAAGCATATTGTTAAGCAACTCATTCTGAAGGTTGCCTAAGAGTTCTTCAAGATCGTTGTAATTCATTTATTCTTTCTCTTCTTCTCTAACCAAGGGTCTATCCAGTATTTCTTAATCATTGTGCAAATACCTACGAAGGTATAGACAATAGTAACTATGTAGACCCAATCACTTAAGGGTAACCCTAGGAATGCCGCACTAGACACTGCTAATGATGGAGTGACTTGTGCGATATCCTCTAGGATGTCGTTCTGTTCCTCAGCCACGCTTCATCAACTTCTCAAAGTTAGCCTTCTTAAAGTGATCGCCCTTAAGGAGCTTACCATCTTCCCTGTAGGTTGCACAGAAGTTACCTTCGTCATCCCAAAGCTTGCTAGAATACTCCTTGATAAGCTCATTCATACCTGACTCAATGTCATAGTCACAGGCATTAGCATACTGGACACAAACCCAGATGAGATCACAGAGTTCCTTAAAGTCCTTATGGGTATTAGAATTCTCATCAAGAAGTTCGTTGAACTCTTCGCTGATGCACTTGCGATAAACAAGCTTAAGATCCGACTGGTCTCCCGAGTGAGTAATCTTGAACAAAACCTTCAGCTTCTCCTGAAGATCTCCAATAGACACACTGGTTACTCGATCCATAGTATTTTCCATAACATTTCTTCCTTTCAATAAAAGGTTCAGTGATTAGCACATCTACATACTTAAGGAGTGCTAGATCTTTAATTTTTTCGTACTTTCTTCCTGTCCACAGCCAAATGGTTTTCTCAGGCATCAACTGCTTCACTAAAGCCACTATATGGCTCACTGTTGGCACGTTATAGTCTTCCAAGGGGTCACCCCCAAGGATGCTCAGCCCATCGATCCACGGGCTTCTGAGAGCCTCTAGGAGGGTATCCATAGTCTCCTTAGTAAACTCTTTACCGTAGTTCTTATCCCAAGCATCCTTGTTGAAGCAACCCTTGCAATGGAGAGAGCATCCAGAGACAAACAATGATACTCTCAGTCCATTACCATTGGTTGAATCACAGGTATTCAACCCTGAATAATTCATTAGTCTTTTTTCCTTCTAAGCAATCTGAGATAGCCTTCACAAGAAAGATAATTATGAAGACTGCCAACCCACACATGAAAGCATTAAGTACTAGTAAACCTATAAGTATAGCTGAGTTAATTAGGAGTTCAATCACATGCTCTTCCTGTCTTTGATTTCAGCCATCTTGGCATCGTTCATTCGGGTCTTTCCATTGACATTACTGTAACCCAAATACCCACAAACACGAGAAATGATAGAGAGGTTGTGAGAACCACAATGAGGGCAGGTGTTACCAACATTAGTGCTATGCCTACCACAATCCTCGCAATAAGCCGCATCAAAGTTGACACCTTGGTAGAAACCCATCGACATGCCTCTCTGAACAAGTGCTTTAACTGCATTGACATTATCAGGGTTATCCACTCGTACATACTGAATGTGACCCCCATTACACTTGTGAAAAAGCTCATATTCCTTATTCTGCTTATCAAAAGGGGTTACATCTTCACTAACGTGGAGGTGAAAGGAGTTCGTGAAGTAATCTCCGAACTGATTGTCTCCTGTATATTCACGGTATTGTCTAGCTTGAGTCCCACACAGAGATTCTGCAGGAGTACCATAAAGAGCATAAAGGTAACCATCTTCTTTCTTAAATTCCTCAATCTTTTCGTTAATAAAATCCACTACCGTGTTGGCAAACAAAGAGTCTTCCTTAAGGGTCTTACCCGTAGCAAGGATAGACAACTCATTCAAAGCAGTAATTCCAAAGGAGGCAGTCATGTATTCAGTAAGACTACCAATCTCATCTTCAGGCTTCAGGTTGCCACCATAGAGGCCACCCTGAGTGAAACACATGGGGTTAGTACACGCCTTAGTATGGCGGATAGCATCATAGCGTTTCTTAAAGAACTCTCTAATGACTTCCATACGATCCTTAAGGACATAAAAGAAGCCCTTGTCTTCCTTCTTAGCAACCTGCCAAATTAGCGGGAGATTCAAAGACACAGCGCCAATATTGCATCGCCCAATGGTAATAGCGTTGCCTTCCTTATCGTGCCATTCAGTGAGATATGCACGGCATCCCATAGGCGAGGTAATAGCTCCAGTACGCTTGTAGATGTCTGCAACCTTACCATGGTTGAGACTAAGATAATCAGGGTACATGCACTGACTAGAACACTTCACAGCAAGTTCAAAGAGTTCCTTATGATCCTCATCTTCCTTGATCTTATCTTCATCATAGAGGAAGACAAGCTTAGGGAACACCACCTGTTTACCTCCATGTCCCTTCATGCGAGTCTTAAGGATAGTCTCACCAATCATACGCATGATGTCTCTATCAAGGTCATCCATCATGATGTCCCAAGTACCGAAGGTAAGTGTAGTGAATGCGAAGTCACCACGAGAACACGGAACAGTATTGAGCTTCAGTTCAAGAGACTGGAAACCTTGTTCGAGTTCACGCCTGAGATCCCCCATAGCCATTGCACAGGATTCATCATACTCCATGTTGCATTGTTCGAAATATTTCTTAAAGGCATTATCGTAGGTCTTCTTAGCATACGGAAGGAGAACCTTATCGATCTCTGCAAGGGTGAATCCACCGAACTGCTGTGCAGTAGCCACAAGAGTAATGTCACCGATAACCTGAAGGGCACTAAGGACACTCGCAGGCTCCGTGTACTTCACATTGGACATCTCAAAGCCACCCTTAAGGACATTACCGATGTCAAAGAGACAACAGTTGAATGAGTTAAAGATCATGTCTCTAAGGTCATGGATGTAGATGTCACCACGCTTCACAAGCTCTTTTTCTTCCTTAGAGAGATAGAACTGCTTGAACAGTTCCTTAGTCAGGTAACCCTTAATGAGAGAACCCTTAGTAGAGATAAGGGAGCTATCAAAGTTAGCATTCTCTCTGTCTCCCAAGAGAAGCACCGTATCAGCTTCGTCCTTGACAGACTCAAAGGCTTTAGCGTAAGTGTTCTTGTAGTCTCGGTATTCCTGATAAGACTTACCAACTTCAGGGAGGTATCTGTTGAGGGCATCAATAACATACCCATGGAGAGCTTCAGCAGTCACTTCAGTCTTCTTAAAGAGGATACCCTCAATGTACCCTTCGATTTGCCAAAGTCTCCATTCAGGATACTTAGCATTAGCTCTCTTGGTAGCCTTATCAATAGCTACCTTGATCTTGTCAAAGCACCACTCTTCACGGGTGCCATCTTTCTTAATAACGTTGATTTCCATAGTGTATTTAGTTATTTAATTAGTGTTGCTCTTATCCGTGAACTGTGCCTTAGCAAACTGCTTTACGGCAGTAACTTCCTCAGAAGTAAGCTCACTAGTGATATTGGCATAAATCTTCTTCGTTACGTTGTTGTCTTCTCTATACACGATGACATCAAAGGTAACCTTAGGAATGTCAGGTTTCGTTGTAAAGAATGCCTTACGGTTCTCATACTCACAGGCACCTACATTGCCATCCCAATAAACTTGCATATTTATTTATTTATTTACTTAGTCTGTTAGATAGGTTCAGTAGTCCTACTGTAATTACTGTGCGTAAGTCCTTTAGGACTACTGAAACACCCGAATTACTTGCTCTTCTCAATGCTAATGAGATAGTACAAAGCCTTTAGGGCATCCTTATAGGCTCCGGAATACCTTCAGTGTCCTCACAGAACACTTTGGGCATCACAGGCCACTCAACGTCTCTAGGGAAACCACTCTGAAGAGTGATATCCCTAAGAGCCCTTCTGTAGTTCTTAACGACCTCAAGAGTCTCAGGATCAGCAGGATAGTCAGGCATCATGTAGTAATCAGTCTCAGCGATCTTCATGTTGCGTTCAGCTCGTACCTGAGACTCGAGTTCGTCGAGGGTAGGCGCGGGGACTGCGACGATCTGGAAGCGCAGAATTCCGTTCTGCGGCTCAATTTCCTCGATGTAACAGTCACCGCGTGAGTTGCAGAACACTGCCGCCTCGGGCGGATATTCACCCTCGAAAATCTGTCCAATTTCAAAATTCATAGAAATTCCTTAATAACCATTTGCATACCACCACAAAGTTGTTGCACTACCAGAATCCTTCTGAGCCAGAAATGCCACTTTAGTTGTGGAATAATTATATACGTCATAGCCATATTCTGCGTACTTATATGAACCAGAATTTCGTCCAGCCATAAGTGACAAACCAATCATTGACGATGCAAAAGGCTTATTAAACGTTATTTCCTTACTAATTGATGCTGTGCCGGTAGGTGTTAAGCTACCTCCTTGCTCAATAAAACCGTCACTCCACACTCGATACCAAGAGGTTCCGCTATGCCACGTTTCCGTGATATATGCTTCAGGCTTATCGCTCAAGTTGTTAAAACTCAAATTCAGAGGCACCAAAGCTAAATCATCAGCCGCAATGCTACCACTATTGTCCACGTAGCTTTTCTCTGACGGGAATAGATGAATTTTCTTCACGCTCATTTTAGTTCACCTCGCAAAATGTTTAAATGGTCTTCGTAACGGTCATAGTCGTTCGCCGTTGCCTCTACCTCTTTTTGATAGGTGTAAGGCTCAAATCCTCGGAGGTAGATTTCGGAGACCTGAACGTTTCTATAGCCCCCACTGTAGACGCCTTCTATAGCTCTGATCTTCCAATATTTGTGCAAACCAACATCGGGAACATCGTTTTGCCCTTTTGTAACGTTTTTAATGTCAGTCCACGTGCTCCCGTTGTCGGAATATTGGAGGATTCCATTGTATAAGCTGTAGTACTCCGGAATGATTTCTATCGACCTAACCCTAATTGCAACAGGGTTATACATTGTAATAGTCAGATAGTCTATATCTGCGCCGCTGCCACAACGGTTGAAATATGATGAGTATTGGTTTTTATCAAACGCCGCATTTACTCCGTTATTACCTCTGTCTCCAGTAGCGGCACAGGCGAACGTACTCCCCCCGATCGTTCCCAATTCTGAAATTGCGGGGTTTTCCCACTCGCGTTCGCCACTGACGGTAATCGTCTTAAAATATTTTCGAGTAAAGCCGTTCGCGAAAACGCAGTCGCCTAGCGTCTTATCTTTCACGATATACACCGTTACCACCTCACTAATTCAAGACCAGTCTGAATGACGACATTACCAGAGCTATCAGGTTTAACCTTGTTCACACTAAGGACGACTTTAGGCATGTCCTTAATCTGAGACACCGTATGCGTATGGGAGCTATTAGCCTTACCTGCCAGAGCAGTATCAAGACCAGTAACCTGAGCAGTCTTATGAGTATGACTTGCATTAGCCTTCTTCGCAAGTTCAGTAGTAAGGGTAGAAGTAGTGACGTACCCAGAGAGTGTACTATTCAGGTTGGTAATTTCAGCTACAGTATGCGTATGCTTAGTGTTAGCCTTGCCTGCAAGACCAGTCTGAAGCTCTTGCTTAGTAGCAAGACCGCTAAGATCTTGCTCAGGAGGAGTACCAGTGATCTCACTATACGCAATGCTGTCCTTAGACGCAAGGGCGCCGAGCGTAGGCTTGTTCTTGATGAACGCCTTCGAAGTAGACACATCCTCATTCCAGTCAGCATTCACTTGACCATTAGAGGCCTGATTTGCATAACCCTTAGCGAGATCAGCTTGCTTCTTAGCTTCGACTTCAGAAGCCTTAGCGTTAGCCTCAGAGGTGCCCGCCGCAGTCTTAGAGAGAGCCGCATTATCTTCAGAGAGCTTAGCCGCCTTAGCGCTGTTACTCGCGTTAGTAGCCTGAGTCGTAGCAGTACCTGCAGATGCACTAGCGTTCTTAGCACTGTTACTAGCCGCAGTAGCAGACTGGGAAGCACTAGTAGCACTATCCTTAGCCTCAGAAGCCTTAGTAGTAGCTAGAGTAGCCTGTTGAGTAGCGAGGCTAACCTGCTCCTTAGCCTTATTAGCATAGTACTTTGCAGAATACTCAGAGCCATCGACAGTACCAGTAGTCTTGGTAGCCCAATCCTTAGCCAAGGAGGCACTATCAGAAGCACTCACCTTAGACTTATTAGCATTAACTTCAGAAGCCTTAGCGTTCGTCTCAGAGACCTTAGCGTTCCTCTCAGACACTTTAGCTTCATCAGCCTTTTGGGTAGCAATTACAGCATTGTCATAAGCATTCTTCTCAGAGGTTTTAATATCAGTTTGGAGCTGTCGAACCTCTTCAAGGATTCCTTGGTTCTCTGTCTTGACAGCATCAGCATGCTCAGCCGCAGATACTGCAGTACCCGCAGAAGCCTTAGCGGCGACTTCAGACTTATTAGCATTAACTTCAGAAGCCTTAGCGTTCGTCTCAGAGACCTTAGCGGCATCCCTAGCGGCTTCAGCCTTTAGCTTAGCCTGATAGGCACCCATAGCATCATCTTTGTAGAACTTGAGGCTAATCGCATCGTTGTCATCAATAGGATCACCAACATTCACAATACGGTTACCCTTAGCGTCCCAGTTACCTTCCTTGTCTTTAATGAGAGCATCATTAATGATGTCTCTAGCTTCTTCAGCGATATGAATGGTCTGCACTGAAGACACATCAAGGTCAGTAGCCTTAAGGACTGAAGCATCCTTAAAGGACACCACACGGTCAGTAGCTGACGTATAGCGTCTGATGGTTAACACCTCTTCTTCCTGAGGAGGAACTTTAAGTCTGACTTTGGTTTTATCTAGAAAGTAGTAGTCCTTTGAGGTGTCCCCATAGTCACCACCTTTTAAGAGGGTGACACCAAGGGACACTCTTACGAACTTCTTTGCTAGATAATCAAAGGGGACGGTAAAGTCAGTAGTAGCACCGTCACCTGTATAAAAAGCAATAGTAGAAGCCATTAATAATCTTCATTCATTAAGTTGTAAACACCCCATTTTAAGAAGGGAACATTAGAGAAACTTCTAACAGCCTTAGCAAATCTAGTTCTAGCCTGTTCAGCCTGTTTCTCTGTGTAGTCATCACTAATACTAGACATGACCACATCCTTACCATAGCCACCAATGTTAGCTAAGGAAGCAACCGTAGAGTATGCAGGAAACATAGCTCTAAGATACTTGTCAGCATCAAAACCCTGATAGGTCTCTGCCTTGTTAGCAAAGTAATCGATATCAGCAGTAGTCTTAACGCTAGGGTTGTAACCTGCAGTAGAAGCTACGAGAGCAGGGAATGCCAAGACAGAAGATCTCATGGCACCGTTGATACCAACCTGAAAGAGAGTGTCCATAGTGACACCTTCATTCTTGTCATAAGCAATGGTCTGCTTAAGGTACTCTTCTCTCTGTTCTTCAGTCATGCCTACCATACCAATACAGGTATTAGCCATAGCACCTACAGTACCAAGAGCAGTAGACAAGAAGATGCTGTAAGCCTGACCTAAGGCATCACCTTCAGCGGCTCTATTCATCATCTTTCTAATTCTCTTGTCATAGGATCTAATAGCAAAGGTCTTGAACTGCAGTAGCATCTGCATGAAAGGATTTCTCTTAGAACCCTCCCAAAGGAAAGTATCACCGATGGTGTTCTTCTGGATCACTTCATGAGCAACATAGTCACCCAGTCTTCTGAGAGTAGCAAGACCCATAACGTCACCTGACATAAGATGCTGTAAGTTAGTAATGGAGATAGCACCATTCTTATCAACAGTAGTGCTTTCTCTAAGGAGCTTAAGCATCTTATCGAAGTTCTCAACAGAGACCCCGTTTCTAGCTAAGGTCTCCTTAGTAAGGAACCCCTTAGGCCTAAGAGACTTATTATGGGCATACTGGATGAGTTCACCTAAGAACATACCCTGTGAACCCTCAACAACGGAGTTCTCAGTAGACTGTATGAACTTAGTAAAGGGGGATGCCTGTGCCAAAGACTCACTAGCGGCAACCAACATAGCCTTAGCCTTGTTACCTTGGAATCTATGAAGCTGTCTTTCATAGGACTCCTGAGCAATGTCTCTGAAGACACCTGCATTCTTAACAGACAAACCAAAGATAAGTGACTGAGCATGACGCACATCAGCATTAGACATGCCGTTCTTAGCCCAGTTATCAAAGAGTTCTCTGACAAGAGGAGTGTTCCTAAGAATCTGCACAGCACCATAGTGCTTTACAGCTTCGCCCTGTTCAAAGATGTTAGCTACACCCATAAGGGCATTCTTAGAAAGGAACGTAAGGTTTCTCACAACATCAGCTATAGCACCAAGCCATGAAGCATTAATGTCAGCTCTACTACCATACTTACCGTAGATCATATCTGCAGTAAGATTAAAGGCTCTCTGAATCTGTTCCTTCTTAAGACCCTTGCCAACAGACTTGTTCATCTCATCAACAGCTAGCTGATTAAGGTGTTCTCTAAAGGCCTGCTCTGAGTCAAAACCAAGACCCTGTACAATGCTATCGCCAGTCTTCTTATTGACATAGGTTCTGATAGCTTCAATAGGATTAGCTCTGAAGTCATCAATACCAACGCCACTAGCTCCTCTCTGAGTGGTATCCCAAGGGATTCTAGTAACATTAGGATCATACTTGGCATTGCCAGTATCATAGAGATTAAGAGTGCTAGGATTAGACTGATTCTGGTCTACCCAACCATAAGCATCACTACGAGCATTCTCTCTAACCCACTGATTGATCTCAGCCTGTGAGGGCTTCTCAGGGAGAGGTAAGGGAGCCTTATCATACTTGTAGTTACGAATGGCCGTAGCTTCTTCCTTAGCACCCTTCTTCTGGATGTCACTGACTTCCTTCTTGAGCTTGTCTGTGGACTCCTTAGCTCTAGCTTTGGTATCCTCAATCTGCTTTTTGTAGCTTTCCTTCTTCTTAGCAATCCTATCTGAAGCCTCTTGTTTTCTGAGCTTTTCCTTCTCAGTGAGTTCAGCAATAGCCTTGTCTTTCTTAGCTTCAGCTTTCTCAAGGTCTTCGTAGGTCTTAGCCTTAGCTACGTTCTTATTGTAAGCTTCGTTAATTTCATCAAGCTTTGCATTAACCTTCTTGTCAATCTCTGAATGAGCTTTCTTAAGTTCATCAGGAAGGCCATCAATCTTAGCTTGAATCTCAGATACTCGATTTTTAGCATTGTCCTCAATGTTCCTAATTCTATTAAATCTGTCTGAGGATTTCCTAGAGACTTCCTTACGGATAGTCTTTACCTCATTGATAGTCTCAGGTACAGCCTTCTTTTGGTGCTCTTCAATCCCTTTCTTATTAGCTTCGAGCTTAGGCTTGTAAACCTTGTCATAGTAGTATTGGTCAATCCTAGCTTTAACTGCAGGATTGGTTTCGTAGCCCTTAATAAGAGACTCAGCAATCTGATCGGTAAGAGTGTTAACTACATCACCTCTCTGACCCTTAGTGCCCTGTATAGCTTCAATTCTATCAGACACCTTAATAGGGTCTGCAACTCTCGGGAAGAAGTCCTGTACACCACCTTCGGTAGTATAAGGAGCAATCATATCAAGGCATTCTTTCTTGAAGGCTTCAAACTCAGCATTACCGTCAAGCTTAGTCTTAGCTCCACCAATAGATCTGTAGAAGCAATCCATGACATCAACATCAGAGTAGCCTTCCTTATGGAGGTTACCTACATGTTCCCTAGCCTGAACCTCAAAGTTAGTGAGCTTGATCTCTGCATCCCTAAGCTTTTCCTGAGCAGTAATACCATCAAAGGTAGTAGCTACGTAACGGCCTTCAGCATCCTTAGTACCAGAGCCTCTATCAATGAAGATCTTCCTAAAGAGATCTACGGATTCTGAGTTCTGCAGTCTCTTTACGACACCCATAACAGAAACTACAGGAAGCCTTGCTTCAAGGTTCTCTCTAAAGGTGTTAATGGTCTTAGCCGCTTCAGTAGAACCCCCAATGCCATTAAAGACTTCTGAAGGTAATTCTTTACCACCAAGCTCATAGTCTCTGATGATGTTGGCACGTCTAGCACTATCACCTACATAAGTACCTGCCTTACCCATACCCTTAAAGGCAAACTCAATGCCTGCACCAAACATGCCACCGACAATCATGTCTTCAATGATGTCATGTTCAGCGCCTGACGTATAGGTTTCCAACTGGTTAGACACGGCACCCAATACAGCACCTGTAGCAACCCTGCCTGCCATACCATATGCACCCACTACAGGGACATAAGACAGAGGATCAGAGACACCACTACCAATAGAGGACATAAAGGATGAGAACATGTCAGCCTGAGCTTCAGCCATCTTGTACTCAAGGTACTCGTTATTGACCTTGACACGTCTCTTAACGTCATCCATATTGCCCGCACCATTGAGCACAGCTTGGTATCTATCGGAGTCATATCCGACCATCTGAAGGATCTCAGCCCTCTGATTAGCATCAGGCTTAAACTGTTCACCAAAGTAGTCCTGAGAGGCTCTACCCATGTTGATGCTATTGATAAACCAGTTATGAGTCAAGCCAGAGGAGAAGCCGACATCAGGGACTTCCGTTTGATCCGTAGCAGGATCATAGACATCAGACAGGCTAGCCCAACGCTTGCTACGAAAACCCTGACCCAAGAGGGTACTCCTAGAGGTATTCGTTAGAAGCTGACTCTTGACTACATCTCTGTACTGATCGTTAGTGAGATCTTTAACATCAAAAGCTTCAAGAGAACTCTGAACACCTTGATCGTTGGGTTCCTCAGGTTTCTTTACTTCTACTAGTGAACTAGCTTCTGCCTCAGCTATCTGTTCAGGTGTCTTCTGAGGAGGAACTTTCTTAGCAAACTTATTGTCATCACCTAGATTGCTAATGTAGTTGTAAGTCTCCTTAGGGAGATCCTCATAGCGACCTTCCATGTATGCAATTCTAGCTTTAGTACCACCATTGTACATAGCAAGTGCACCATTGTAGTCACCCTTAGTCATCACCAAGTTATCCTTCATGATCCTAGCAGAAAGATCAAGGTTCACTGAAGGATCTGTAAGGGTATTGGGGTCAATACCATAACGTTTTGCAGTCTCAGGGTTGATCTGTCCAAGACCTACACAATTAGCCTTGGATACTACATCAGGTCTGAAGCTAGATTCCTGAAAAATCTGTCTACGAAATCTATCAGGATCTAGCCCGTACTTAGTAGCAGACTGCAAAATAAGATCATCAAACTGTGAAGTGAGGTTGTTATTATCTGCCACTTTTATTCCTTACATATCGTTATATTGTGTGTCACCACCAAAGGTGAGACCTGTGTACTTCTCCTGAAGCATTTCCTGTCTTTCAACCCTATTGTAGATTTCATCACCAATGCTTTCAACAAGGTTTGAAGCTTCAGCTTGATTCATTGAGAAGATAGAGTTACCCGCACGGTCAGCTACAGTAAGCACGTTACTAGAGTTGTCAAAACTCAATGTAACATTCTTATCGACATCCTCAAGGTATTTACTCGGAATCTCCTTCTTGATTCTAGCAAGAAGTTCTTTATCAGGTACTGTAAGACCACTCCATCCAGTAAAGAATGAAGACGGAACTGAAGTGCCCATAATGTTCTTAAAGGACTTATTGTACTCAGCCTCGGCCAAAGCTACAGCATTCTCAGCAGTCTCACCCATACTTCTAAAAGCAAACGTTAAGGTAGTCACAAAAGTCTTGCCATTGTAGTCAATATCTTTAGAATCCCCTAACATAGGATCTTGAATAGCCTTAATAGCCTTATCTCTGATCTTGGTGATTTCCTTAGTATTACCTTCATCCTTAAGCTTCTGAATCTCAGCCTTACCTCTAATGATGTCTTCGATAGGTCTGCCTGAGTCCAACATAAGAGCCAATGCTCTAGCATCCTCTAAGTTCTTATCTGCACTAGAGCCAATAATGCTACTGAAGTTAGAGGGGTCTGCTTTATACACTTCAATCAGGGTATTTACAGAATCCTTAATTTCCTTAGGGAAAGCCTTACTGGTCATAAACTCCTTAGTGGAGTCGTTAAGCCACTTCAGTGCATCATTAGCCTGATTAGTGAAATATTTTCTAGCAGAATTATCATTAAAGGGAAGATGAGGATTCTTAGCAATAGCTAACTGATCCTTAAAGGTGAGAGTACCAGTGTCCACAAGATACTGATAGGCTGTATCAATATCCTTATTAGTGATACCCACAACATCCTTAGAAACTACAGGTTCACCTCTAGCAACTGCCTGTACAAAAGCTCTAGAAGCTGAAGTCTTCAAAAGCTCATCCTGTTGTTTCTTAAGTGCTATTGCATTCTTCTTAGCATTAGCTATCTGAACCTTTACAGCCGAATCATAAGCCTTTTCGATGTCCTTGACTTCATCAGTAAGAAGGCCACCTGACTCTTCAAACTTAGAGTTTCTAAGAGCAAGTAGTTCTGCAGCCTTACCATTTTTGGCCATGACATCAAGGCCATTCTGGAAGTCCAACTTAGTCTGAGCATCTGAAGCATACCTTACATTAGCATTCTTAATGACAAGATTTTTATAGCCTTCTTCACCTAAGACCTGACCAAAAGTAACCCCATCAAGACCGGGGATTTCCCTATCCTTAAGGTCTCTAATAGTCTGACTTGCACTAGGATTAGCAGAAAGAATCTCCAAGGTAGAAGACACCTTCTTAAGGGTATCATCAGGCTTCTCGTGAGCACCTGTGGTGAGTGTCTGTTCTGCAAGCTTACCAACAAGAAGGTCTGCAGATACATTCTTACTAGAGCTCAAAGCGCTAAGTTCAGCGGCACTAGAGATCAAGTCCTGACTTCTCTGATAGGAATCCTCAACAGTCTTCTGTCTCAGCATCATCTTAACACGCTGATTAGGAGAATCTGAGTAAATGCCCTTATTGAAGAAGTAGTCATTATCAGCATAACCAAAGGCTTTAGATGCACCTGCAGATTGTTCCTTCATGTACCTGAAGAACTCTGCATCAACCTGTTCAGGAGCCATGCCCTTGAACTCATTGGCATCTACACGAGCCTGAAAGTCCTGAGCAATATTACTGAAGAGAATCTTACCATGCTTCTGCTTAAGGGCGCTCATAGCAAGAGGGTCATCTTGGAATGGGACTTTACCCTCAGCCATCTGTTGCTTGTACTCTTCAAGAGAGTGGGACTGAAGGTATTCATCAGCTACATTCTCAGCTAATTCCTTACGTGCCTCATAGACACCCTGAATACCCTTAAAGGCCGCCCCAACAGCACCAAACCAGTCATCAGCTTCTTCAATAGTCTTCTGAGGTTTGATCGTAGGAGCAGTAGCTTTGGATTCCCCTAGCTTTGTCATAGCAGAGTTAAAGCATCTCCACTGACCCCACTGATTTGCAATAGAAGTATTCCCGTCTGAATTTTTATAAGTCATTAGTAATAGTATCCTCTACGTCGTTTAGTAGCTTGCTGAAGTGCGGAGCCATAGTTTGCAATTTGATTGTAGAACTTTAGGTACTTGTCATAGGAATCCCAGTTAGCAATGACCCTATCCATGAAGCCTGTATTAGATGCTGCAGAAGACGCCGCATTAATAGCGGCTGTACCTGTGGACGCATTAGAGGTAAGAGTGGCAACACCACCTGCACCTCCTGTAACTTCAAGTGCAGAGGCACCACCTGCGACATTAGCTCCAGTAACCGTAGGAGCGGCACTACTGATAGCGTCAACACCTACTTCAGCCGCTAGCATGCCACCCGTTTTGCCACCCGCAGTGCCACCAATAGCACCACCGACAGCACTAGCCGCACCTGCCGTAGCGGCACCTAAAGCGGCACCCATAGCAACACCATTAACAAACTGGCCGAATGCCTGTGTGCCATGGATATAGGATGCACTAAGCTGATCCTTAGCTTGTTCAACTTCAGCCTTAGTAGAGATGTACAGAGCTTCTTTCTGTCCCCTGATGTTCCACACATCATTGAGATAAGCTTCCTTATAGGAAGTCTTCTGCCTAGCTGTCTGACCCCTAGCAGTCTGCATGATCTTTTCTGAAGATCTACCTTCGGTACCAGTCTCAGCTAGTGCGGCTTCAAGCTGTGAGTTATTCTGATATGAATTAAGGGACATCGTAAACAAGTCCACAAGCGCTGAGTCATATCTAGATCTCTCTTTTCTATCAAGAGCCGCTTGATTATAGTTGTAATTCCTCTGCAGATACTCCATCTGCTTTAGGAACGCTTTGGTCTTTTGCTTGTTTTGTTTGGAGATGTTATTAAGTGATGAACCACCACCGATGATACCACCAATAACAGCGCCTGCAACTACACCACTCATTCTTTTAGTAATTCCTCTCTGTTAGTTGTTAAGAGAATCCACTCATCAGTGAACTCCTTCTCAGCTTCCTTGACATCCTTAGAGTCAGTCCTAAAACACATCGTGATGTAAGTATCTTTGATAGCCCTAAATGCCTGTCTGCGTCCTGCCTCAGCTTTGATAACGCTATACCCCTCAAGTCTCCCTACAGTGTTACCTAAGGTCACATAGCAATCACCACTAACAATGACAGTTGTGGGGATCTTAATCAAAGCTCCAATTATAGCTACGTCCTTAGGTACTTTACAAGTCCTATAGTAAACACCTTCATGAATGAATTGTTCAATTGGAATATCTACTTCATCACAATGTTCAATGGCATATTTAGCCATTTCACAAAGGATGTTGTTCTGTTCTGGAGTGAGGGGTAGTAACGTCATACTGCTGAGTTCCTTCTAATGTAAAGTCCTTCCCAACCACCTGAAATAATGTTAAGTGGTTGAGGAGCATTCGAGGATACACTAATGGCAACCTCATTGTTATCATCTTGTACAGGGAACTTAAACTTACCCGTATACAAGTTGTTAGCACCAAGCTTAGTTCGGGATTCACCTAGGTTTCTACCTGTGAATGTATACTTGAAATGCTTGTTCTTGATTTCGTTGTTAACATGACAATCAAAGACACCGGACTTAGAGTAGTTAAACCAGTAATACCTAAGCTGTAGTCTTCCTTCGTCTTCTGAAACAACACCACCATTAGCTGTGGATTTCTTAATGGTCTGCTTAGACAAGACAGTATAGAAGTAATAGGAAGTGCCTATGAAGACACTCTGACCCCTATGGTCACCATAGAGCCTGAGCTTACCTTTAGCTTCATCCCAATCATCAAACTCCCATACAGAACCGTCCTTAGCAACTACATAGTACGAATACTCACCAGTATTCTTGGAAACATATCCATAGACATCCTTAAGTGAGAACTCAGTGTAATCCTCAAAGTCGCTATACTTAGCGTCCTTAGGGATCTTGTATTCAACCTTTCTATCCATGAAGAGTCTTACAGGCTCCTCAGGGAAGTCAATGGTGTTACCAGTCAGCTGTGCCTTATCAAGGAACAGTCCATTAGGAGAGTTAATAAGGAAGTAAATAGTTGAGCCTACAAACTCTGCTAAGACTACCTCAGTACCCTTGTACCCAAAGACCCACTTAAACCAAGACTGCTGTTCACTTACACCATTCTGCAAGATAAACTTATAACAGAACACAGTGTTAGGATTGTTAGTATTCACCAACGTAACAACATTCTCAGTTGTATTTCCTGACAACCTAGTGACACCCCTAGGGATGTACGTAGGAATATGTGCAGAGACATCCTCAGCATCCTTAAGGTCAGCTACGTCCTGCAATGAATAGTATCTCATGAGAGAGCTGTAGTTAACTCTGTCATTGATAAAGAAGATACTCGGCCCGACACTGATAGGCTGAACCTCAGGATTGTAGTCAAAGTTAGTGATTTGGTCACACTTAACACTCTTAGGAGTCATGACACCATCACTAGACAAGACAAACTGTCCTTCTCTAGAGAACAACATAAGCTCTCTCGCAAAGGGGACTGCATGTGTAAGCGTAGCTACTTTGTTAGAAGACACTGAAACGTCAATGGGATCAGTATCAGCAATAGCGGCTGAAGACTTAAACCAAAAATTAAAGAAGTCGTTAGTTGAGCTAAGAATGATAGACTCATCCGCAATTACGCCTAGTCTGTTTCTATAAAAGAAAATATCATTAATACGCCGACCAATAAAAGACGGATCAGGATTAGTGTCTTCATTACCAGAACCTCGGTCTACCCAAGGCAACTTCTTAAGTTTAAAGCTACCGTTAGACTCTCTGACAATAGCATGAGGCATGTTCTTAGGTTCAATCTTATAGGGAATTCTGGGTGCAAGAGTTTCCTTCCAAACCTTATGAAGGTCATTCCACTTAACGTAGAAGTCATCATCCTCTGAATTCTTTTCACCAGAGATCTGCATAATGTAACCTTCAGGGGCAAGCGGAGGGAGCTTATTCACAGCCGTAACCTTACCCATGTAGGCAATGGCATTCTGATTACCAAAGCCATCCTTAACGAGTACCTTAGGAGGTGTCCATCCAGATTTAGCTTGAATGGTAATAATGGAGTCACCAACAAGACCAATATTATAATTGCTAACACTAGCAGTTGACCTAGAATACCCCATAGAAGCTCTACCACCCACCTGATTTAGGAGATCATCATAAGTTCCTCCTACGTCAGGGTCATAACCATCAGGCTTCTTACCTGTAGACATTAGCGAATAAAGAGCTCTTGCAATGAATGCCGTTGTAGTCTGAACTGCCTGTTTAGCTTCGCCACCGTCAGGAGTAATCACACCACAAATATACTTCCCTTCAATATAGATAGCGTAGGTCTTAGCATACTGTGCATTCTTAATGTACACAAGAGCAGTGTTTGATACACCCGCAGGTGAAGTTCCACTTACAGCATCCACAACCTTCTCGGTATTCAAGACAAAGGTGTAGTCAGCGACAGTAACAGCCTTAAGGGATTCCTTTGGGTTGTCTGCAATGATGTACTGTCTATCCTCATCAGTTTCAAAAGAGCAAGATCTAGCGTTACCGTTAAAGTCAAACACTTGAAACTCACCACTGCCTAACTGAAGGATGTACTGCTCTGTTTCATCTCTATTGATAATGTGATACTTCTTCTTACTAGTATCTACTTTGTCCGAGATACGCTTAACGTGGATCGTAGGGGGTCTCTTTTGGAGACCCTCAACCTCATTAGGGAAACCGTTGATAAGCTCAGTAACCTGATCAGGGAATCTGATAATGTCAGGCTGTTGAGAGACACCACCCTTGAATGAGGGCACACTTTGAGAAACCAAAGGCATACCTTAGCTCCTCTGAATCTGTTGAGAGATAAACGAGTCACCACTATAGATATTGTACTCGCTAGACATAAGATCATAGTCTACAATGTCTGCATAAGCAGTAGCTTCTTCATACTGAAGTGAAGCATCAATATCAGCACTAGTCAGGTACTTTACCTGAAAGGTTCTTGCGGCTTTCACAGTGATGTACTTACGGAAGACAACGGGAAGCTCTTCGAATGGAAGCTTCTTAACAAGTTCTGTAACAGTAAGACCTTCAGGGAACTCATTGGTATCCGTCTCAAGGTCGAAAAAATAGCCCGATCTGTTAACTAGCTTGTAGCCTGAAGAAAACACCCTGACATAATCATGGGCAAAAGGCACAAGCCCAGTATCAGAATCGGGCGTAAGATAAACGTTATTAAGAGTATTGAAGCGATAACCCCTAGATTGAACTTCGGTGCTAACTGCACTAAGGATGCGTTTAGCATTCAATACATCCACATTAAGGTCGTCCTCAAGTGAGTTAACAGGACTTGAGCCTACGGACGACAGGATTTCATTCACAGCATCAAGTTCATTACTAGGTGTAATAATCATTACTCTTCCTTATTGTTATTGTTTTTAGGCTTTCTAGCAGGTCTCTTAGCTGGGGTAGCCTTCTCTTTGTCAACAGGGACATCAACAGGGACATCAACAGGGAGACCAAGAGACTTGGCCTCCTCAAGAGAGAGGGTACTACCCCACTTGCTCAACTGACAGAAAAACGTATTGCTATAAGCCTCGTGGATTCTGTCAAGAGTCATTATTAGGCCTGAGCCTTCTTAACAAAGACACCAACAGCTTCTGGACGAAGACCACCGTGACCCATCGCCATCTTGGCAATGATCTGATCAGCCTGATATTCAGCACGGCGGGCACGTTCCATAGCGAGATCCTTAAGCTTAACCGTACCAACAGCTGAACGGTGGAACACGATACCCTGAAGCTCAGCGGCAGTAAACTTACTATCAAGCACATGCTTACCGTCAACACCCTCGTTGAGAAGGTGCGGGACTTCAATCACTTCGAAACCGCAAATCGTCTGGAGCTTACCAGAGTTCGGATCAAAGAGAGCCTGATAGTTAGCGGAGTCAGGCATAAGAGCCTTAATAAGAGCAGAGTAGCCTTCAGGCGTAAGGAGGCAATAGCGGTCGCCCATCGGAACGTAGTTCTTCGTAAAGGCGGCACGAGCGGCAAGGAGGCCTTCAATAATCTTGTTGCCATACTCAGCGGACTGAGAGACCTCAAGACCAGTAGCAAACTCGAAAGCCTTGCCAGTACCCTTAACCTTATTGACACCGTCGACACTATCAGGAATATTTTCCGCGAATCCAGAGTCGCTCTTAGCGGCCATATTGGCAAGTTCATTAATAATAGCACAGTCAGCAGACTGAGCAAGGGCTTCACCAAGCTGACTGGAGTATTCAACTCGAACGTCATAGTGGTTCATCGCGTCATCAATATCAGTGATGAGGCAGTCAGCGGTAAGAAGACCGTCAATAGCGATGACCTTTTCAGAGTGTTCAAACTTCTTACGCTGATCGTCAAGAGAGCTGCCCGGTTCGAGATACTTAGCACGGGTACGGCCCATAACAGCGAACGAAGCAGACTTACCATGGTCAATCGTTCGAACCTGATGACGAGACATCATCACCGTATTACGAGCAAAGGCAGTCAGGACTTCACCTGAAAAAACCTTCATAAAGAGAACACTACGATCCCCTGTAGAGAGCTGCTGACCAGGATTAGAGATACCAGTAGCGTTAAGAACGGCCATTGTTTATAGTTTCCTATTAAAAAATTAAAAAGATTTGTTGTATTAGAGTTTAAAAATTAGTTGCCCACATCTGCTGTTCAACCATACGGGTATACCCTGCATCACGACCATAACGAGGATCAGACATAGCCTTAATCACGTCAGCCTTGCTAGTGTAACCCTTAGGTGAACCCTTAGGAGCTGATGCACCACCATGAATAGACTTCTTGGCGGTACCCATCTTGACAACCATCTTAGCCTTCATACCTTCAAGCATAAGAGTGATTGCATTGATGTTGTTGTTATCGATTGCTCGATTAAAGGCGTCAATAGACTTCTTATTGAGATTCTGAGAAGCCCAATTGACAATGCTACGGTATTCCTTTTCACCACCAACAGACTCATAAATAGCCTTGGTGAAACGTTCCTCCATAGCAACACGACCTTCAATAAAGGCTTCAATAACTTCAGGCGGATAGCCTGCCTTATTGAGTGCTTCAATAGTCTCTTCGGAAAGAGAACCACTGGTCTCATATTCCTTGACTGCACTATTGAAGTCGACACCCTTACTCTTAAGGTCTTCCTTAATCGAAGAAATTGCCTTACTGTGCTTGTCTACTTCTTCCTGAAGGTCTTTCTCACCCTCTTCCTTATTACCACCTGCAGTAGACTCTTCACCTTCTTCAGCATTTTCTTCGGTATTAGTGAAAGGCTCTTCCCCCTCAGTTTCGACAGGGGGAACACCTTCATTGTCATCATACTGAATCTGGTCAGTGCTAGATTCCATGATTTCAATGCCATTAGCCTCAGCTTCCTGCTGAAGAGACGGCGTATCATAAACTTGAGAATTGTCTTCCATTATTTATTATTCCATTTGTGATTTAGCTTCCTCAGTAGCAATCTGTGCAGAAGCATCGATACCCTGCTGTTGTGCATACTGTTCCATAGCGGCCTGCTGTTCTGCCTGAAGTTCCTCAGGGGTCTTCACAAGACCAGTGGCGTCAATGTGAGCCGCCGCAAAGATTCTAGTAGCTAAGTTACCTACGTTAAGAGCCTGAAGGAATTCAGGGAACTGTTGCATAATCTGCAATGCCTGAGCAAGATTGTTAAGATCCTGACCTCTACCAAGAGCGTCAACACCCGTAATAATCGTAGGTTCAATCTCAGCAATACTCTCATCAAGCACAGGGAGCAAAGCCTGAGACTGCATCTGATTAAAGATACAGCCCACAAGAGGGTACTGAAGTTCCTGAGACAAGAGCGAATAGACACCACCCAAGGTGTCTTCAAGCTCACCTGCAACGTATCTAATCTCTTCTGCGGTAACTCTGTCTCTACCTGCCGCACCACTCTGAACTGCAGAATTCAAAAGGAATGCGTAAGACAAGCGAGATTCAATCTGCTGTGCCGTAGTCAACACAGTAGACATGTCCATGCTCTTATTCAACTGCATGGGAATTACGTCTTCCTGTCGCCCCCTAACGAAGGCACCATTCTCAGCCTTAGCCAAGGCTCTAATGTTCGTCTGACAAGAGGGAGAAACCAAATAGAGAACCTTGGATGCAACCATAGACATCTCTACAATTGCCTTAGAGAGGTTCTCAAGAGAAATCAAGTCACCCAAATAGTCCTCAACGAAGGATCGGCCATAATGTTCACCATCCTTCTTAGTGAATCGCAAAGGAATCCAAGGGGTCTTACCTGCAGGGTACTGCTGTTCAGAACCTGCAATGACCTCACCTGCGATTTCCTGATAGGTTTCCCAATGATAACCTTCACCTTCAGCAACCCTGTAGATATGCGTATAGATCTCTACCTTCTCATTGAGAGACTGGTCACCAGTTTCAGGGAGTAAGGCTTGAATGTTATCAGGGAGTGACCCTCTAGCTACAGTGTCCTTAGCGATAATCTGAAGAACATTGCCAATAGCATCTCGCTGTACCACATACTCTCTAAGGCTGTAGCATCTCATACCACCCTCAGCAGGAGGAAGGAACAATAGAGCATTACCTGCAATGATCAACTGCTTGATTGCTTCAAAGAGAGTAGGTCTGAGAGACTGAGACTCCATATACTTAATCATCTGCTGTTCCATGAGCGAAAGACCATATTCAATATTGTCTTTCATCTGGGTATCTCCAGATTCATTCAGCATGATGGTTGATTCAGAGTCAAGCCCAAGTCTAAAGAAGGGCTGATTCGGAGGCAGAAGAGCCAAGAGAAGCTTAGAGGCAAGATTGTTAAGACCTCTAGCACCTACGGAGTTATACGGCGTAGTGTAGTTCGTGCCACCATCATCAGATTCCTTAGGGAAAAGCATAGGAATTGTATAGGTTGCACACTTCTCAGCTCTCTGAGTATATGGATCTCGGTCGGTGGTCAGCTTATCATAGGTAACCTTAGCACCCTCAAGAGGGATGTTACCTGCAGTATGTTCAGTATTAGTTGCCATTCCAACCTTCCATTACCAGTCCCTAGACAATGTTACGACCTGCACCAGTAGCAGGGGTGTCCTTCTTTGTGATCTTCAGGGCCTTCTTACCCCTGCGGTACTTAACCTTGGTAGTTTCTTCCTTCTGCTCGGCTTCACCTTCCTGCTTGATCAAGTCAAGTTCAGGAGCAGGAGTAGGTGCCTCAACAGCACCACCAGATCCACCATATCCACCATGGTAAGCACCTAAGGTAGCCACCTTAACCACCTTCTTAAAGGCTTTCTTGATTGAGAATCCCATTTAAATTTCCTTATAAAATGTTTTGTATGAAGAATAACCTAGGTGTTTCTCATAGGTATTCTCCAACATCTTTCTATTAGGGAGATTCGCATTAGAGAACATTACCAGTTTAAAACCTTTATTCTTTGCAGTCTTCTCTAAGACATACACCAAGGCTCTAGCTAAACCAACACCTCGCTTAAAAGCTACAGTGCATTCTTCGTTAATAACTTGGATACTCGTAGGCGCATACCAAGGACTCCCCCAAGACACTAGGGATGCACCCACGAGTTCCATATCTTTATCATAACAACTAAGTACACAATAACCGCTATTATCTTCTGAAAAGACAATCTGCTTTAGAAAATCATAGGCAATATCTTTATTAGAATACTTAGAGACAAACGGAAGGGAATTAGGATTGTATTTAATCAGCTCAATTCCCTTATCAAAAATATAATCTAAGATCTTGATGTCTTCTTTACCTTTTAAGACACAAATCTTATAGACCTTACTAGAGGGGATTAGTCCCTCGTGCAGAACCAACATAGTCAATCTTTAAGGCTTTCTTTCCCTTATTCTTTTTGCGTTCTTCAGATTCCTCAGCTCCAAGCTCAGGGGCCTCAGGCTCAAGAACAGGGTTCTCAATAGCAGGAGCATTGACCTTAATGTCAGGAGTCTTAGGCTTCTTAAAAAGAGCCCCCATAGTTAGCTATCTCCATTAATTAGTTTGTTTATTATAATGGTCTTCAAGATAAGAGATAACCTGTTGAATACCCATAAGGAGATTACGGTCATCAGAGTACCAAATCATCTTACGGATATCAAAGTCCTTCTGGATTCTCTCAAGGAGCTCCTTAGGGATGTACGGGAAATCTTCATCAATGTCAACCACGTTATTCTTGTCTTCCATAATTGTGTGTTCCTTAGTCTACTAGGGGATATTAATTAAAATTTGTCTTGCTGTATTAGGAGTACATTTTTGGATTGTACAGGGGAGGAATCTCACCTTCAGTGAACCTATTGAAGTCCTCCTTGTGGAGAATCCTAGCCATCGTACACTGCAGGATGACATCATCCTCAGTAAGCCCCTGCTTCTCATAAGCCTTGACTACAGCTTCCCAATAGGATTCTACAGGAGTAGCATCAAGGAGCCTCTTGGCCTTTACAGGGCCATACGTAGGACATCCCTTATAGCCATCCGTAGTGTCACCAATGAGAGTCTGATACATGAGCCAATACTTTGATTCATCTTCAGTAATGTCTTTAAATTCACCCCTACCAAAGTCAAAGAATTTAGATGGAATAGTCTTAAAATCCTTATCCATAGACACAATAATAGCGTCATTATAGGTAGTGGCATAAATACCAATTACATCATCAGCCTCAAGATATTTAATAGGTTTAATTACGATATATTCAGGGTTATTATAAACCCATTCAATCAAGGCTTTATAACAGGTGGGCTTTCGGGAATTCCTTCGATTACTCTTATATTCAGGAAGATAATGCTTTCTAAAATTATCCTCATCAGAGAAGAAGAACATCATATCTGAAATAGAATAATCTTCAAGAGTGGTTTCCTTTAGGGCAAACAAAATGTTATCCAAAAGATTCCTAAACTGCTCAACGGCATCCTCAAGGTAAGCATGACAAGTCCAAAGACCATCACCCCAGTCGATGTCCTTTTGGACACTAGAGGATGCCTTATAGGCAAGGATATCTCCGTCAATCAATAGCTTGGCCATAGTAGATATCCTTATAGGAGTTATAGAGCTCAAGGCCTTCAGTAGTCAGGTGCCACTTGTTGGTAGGCTTACCAAAGCAGAAGCACGTAATGTGACCACGAGATGCCGCCTCAGCTACAAGCTTAGCTTTGTATCGACAGAAATCAGACTGAAGCTTAGGGGTATGAGCGTCAATATACCCAAGGAACATAAGATACTTGTGCATTATTCGTAGTCCTCCTCAGACTCCTTCCATTCATAATCAGTTTCAAGATCAACATTGACATCCTTAAGGGACTCAACAATAGCCTCCTCGGTAGTGATGTCATAAAGCTCACGGACTCCCTTAGGAGTCTCAAGACGGGCATTAAGGTAATCCCCATCTTCATCACGGTCATACCAGAAAATAATTTTGATCTTCTTAGTCATAGTTATCCCTTTAGTGGCAAGAATACCAGTTATCTCCAATTTTACCTTCAGTATCCAACTGACAATTAAACTTAAAGAACTCCTGAGTCTGTCTCATAGACTCCTGAGCAATTCGCACACAGTCTTCTGCAATCTCTTTTGTTCTGCAGGCAACCTGTACCTCATCATGTACCCAAGCCATCATGGCAAAGTCTCCGTCCCAACCATGCTTGTAGCCTGCTTTACGCATATTCTCCTCAACAAGACACACCCACTTCTTACAAATTAGGGCACCTGCAGACTGCAGGATTGTGTTTAGAGCCGAGTGAGGGCTTCGCACATAAACAAGACGGCGATCAAGCCCAAGAATATGATGAGAAATATTAAGAGTAGGGCAATCAGGGTGGACACGTTTCTTCCATTTTACTTTTTGAGTGTTACCAATCCATTCGGAAGACTCCACAAGAGCCTTATCAATGGAACTACAGAGCTTCTTGTATGCAGGGACAGCCTTAAAGAATCTTTCCTTAAGGGCTTTGCCATCCTTAGCAGTTCCATTAATGACAGCCCCAAGCTTACCGTCACCACCACCATAGAGCATGCAGTAGATCATGGTCTTCGCTTGGTCTCTCGTAGGAAGTCCTGCCATCTTCTGATTATGGGTGTGAATGTCACCCTCAAGGATTTCCTTTATATAAGCACCGTTGTCAAAAGGAAACAGGAAAGACCCAAAGCACCGAAGTTCCAAACCAGAAGCGTCGATGCCTGCCTCAAACCAGCCTTTAGGAACTGTGAACAGAGACCTACACTCCTTACCGTATGGAGACCTTCCTGCAGGAACTTGTGCAACATTAGGATATGAATGTGTTGCACGACCAGTAACAGCACCATTAGGATTAACAGAACCGTGAATACGGTAGTATCCATCTTCATCTTCCTTCATAAGCTTAAGCCAAGCGTTGTCACCCTCAGCAAGCTGTGCGATACGCTTGTTAATCAACAGGTACTCAAGGATCTTAGGTGTCAGAGGGATACCCATAGCAGACTGTAGGGTATCTTCATCAACCTTAGGGGCACCCGTAGGTGTAACCTCAGTAGGCTCCCAACCTCTTTCCATAAGAACCTTAGCAATGTGACTACGGGAATTAGGATTGAAGGTAACCTCCTCATACTGAGGATAAGGAACACCTGCTTTAATTCCTTTCTTAGCGTTATCTCGCTTGTAGATCTTGTCTCCCTTGTAGACAGTCCAAGAGCCTACCTCAGAGACAAGGCTCTCATAGATCTCCTGTCTCTTTGCAGAGAGTTCAGCATAGAGCTTTACTGCCGCATCTTTATCAAAGACAAACCCATTGCGTTCCTGCTTAGCCATAACCCAAGCAATGTCGTGCTCAAGCTGAATAGCCTTCAAAGGGTAACCCTTAGCCATCAGCTTATGGAACAACTTAAGGGTAACCACAACGTCCTGTTTGTTGTACTCATACATTTCAGGAGTGAACTTGTCCCATGCGTCCTCTTGTTCACCATAGGTGCCCTTCAGTTCCCCCATACGGTAACCATAAGCCTTCAAACTGTGGGAACCATAGAGAGCCTTAGGGAGCCTACCAGAACGCATAAGACCAATGTCAGTGTCCTTGATATTCGAGTAGATCAAACGAGCAAGTACAAGAGTGTCAATACAGACATCTCGAACATCAAATGCAAACCTCTCACCCTTGAGCTTCTTAAGAGCAGGGATGTCGAATTTGCAGATATTGTGGCCCACGATGTTGTACCCACTAGTCCCATACTTATTCAGGGCATCGAAGAACTCATCAAGATCAGTGTAACCAGTGTACAAATCAGTATAAGAGTCGTACAACCAACCACACCAAAACCTATTGGTCGTATCAAGCAACCCGTCAGTTTCAATATCGAATACGACATATTTGTCTTTAATTGTCAGCATTTTCTATTCCTTAAATAGCTTTGCTTGTTTCTTATGCTAAAACTCAGATTGACCCTCAAAAGGACATTCAGGGTCTGCATCATAGTCAGAGAGCCTACCAGTGTCCTGATCGTAGTAAAGGTATCCACTGATACCAGTGTCACCACTAAAGCGATTCTTAAGGACTCTTAGAGTCAACACATTAGGATTGTCACCCTGTTGGTTTCTCTCAAGACCAATCACCATGTCCGATAGCTGTGCAATAGCCCCAGACCCTCTAAGTTGACTAAGAGAAACCTGTGCACCCTCTTCATGTCCCTTCTTCTCAGGACGCTTAAGGTGAGATACTACAAACATGGTAGCTCCAGTCTCTTCCACGAGAGAACGAAGGTTAGTCATAAGTTTGTCAATAGCCTTACGTTCACCACCATCCTCATCGGTGTCCATACCAGAGACCACAATGGAGATATGGTCAAGGAATATCCGCTTGCATCCTAGGGACACAATCATATACCTGAGCTTACTAAGCAGATTGCCTGAATCAAGAGACCCAAAATGGTCGTACAGGAAGAATTTTCCATTCCCAATTGTTTCGTTAAAAGCTTTGCCTCGTTCACTTTCATCTGCACACTCAGGGTTGAGTATGAGTCGCTTATTGAGGTGAATTGACATGAGCTCCATCCCAGTTTTTCGAGTAGACTCTTCAAGAGCAACAATTCCGCAAAGTTCTCCACGCTGAACACCAAAGTAGTATTCGAGTTCTCTGAGGATTGTGGATTTACCCATACCACTACCACTTGTGAAGACATACAGTTCACCATGTCTAGCTCCTTTAGTTTTCTCTTGAAGTGCCTTCCAAGGATACTCTACGGAATCCTTAAGGTCATCAATATCGGTGACACACTTCTCGTATAAGTCAGTACCCGCAACAATCCCATCAGGCCTGTAAGGCTTGGCATTCCAGATAGCCTGAATAACATCACTGCCTTTTCCTTCAAGGAGACACTCATTGGGGTCTTTCAAAGGAAGGTTAGCAATGAACGCCTTACCTGCAGGCAACACCTTGGCACACTCTTCACAAGCCTTACGACCGGGTTCATCCATGTCAAACATGAGAACCACTTCTTCAAACTTGTCAAGATACTCAAGGTTATCTTCAATAGCCTTCTTAGCCGCTTGAGCCCCATTAGGGATACTCACAACAGGCCACTTGTTAGACTGAAGCTGACTCACAGTAAGACAGTCAATCTCACCCTCGGTGATCACAATCTTCTTACCAGAAGACCACAACTGAGAACCAAAGAGTCGATTAGAGATCTTACCAAGTACTGCAAAAGTCTTA